CGTAGTGCGCCCGGTTGAGCCGAAAGGTTCCGCCGGGCGTTCTCGTTTGTGGTGTGCCGTCCTCATGTGAGGGTGTCGAGATAGCCACCCTAACTGACGAAGCCCTGGCCGGGATGACCCCGCGCCGGGGCTTCGGCTTTTCAGGGCGGCAAGAGGGGAGCCGATGGGCTGGTCACCGCCGAAGCCATGTGCCCGGCCGGGCTGCGGCGCGCTGGTGCAATCGGGCAGGTGGTGCCCGGCGCATAAGCCGGCGCCGCGACCGACAGCGCCGAAGCCATACGATGCGGAGAAGCGGCGGCCCTACAAGACGGCGGCCTGGCTGCGGTTCCGCAAATGGTATCTGACCCAGCATCCGGTTTGCGAGGTGCCGGGCTGCGGGCAGCCAGCCAACGAGGTCGATCACATCGTGCCGCTGGATGACGGCGGCGCGCACCTTAGCACCTCGAACAGCCAGGCGCTGTGCAAGCCGTGCCACAGCCGCAAGACAGCGCGGCAGGATGGCGGCTTCGGGCGGAAAAAGGGGAGGGGGTAGGCAAATCTCTACACCCCTGCCGCTTAGGACCGTTTGCGGTAGTCACGTTTATGCGTCCGCGAAATTGGAGAATCAGGAAAGTTTGTCATGCGTGGCCGGCCACCGAAGTCCAATGAGCTGAAAGCTTTGCAGGGCGATACGCGGCGTAAAGGATCGCGTAAGGCGAAAGCGGAAGTGAAGGCGCCAGCCGCCAAGGAATCGGCACCGGCTGAAACGCCGCCGGTCGATCCGCTGGCGCCGCCGCCGGAAGTGACGGGCCGGGCGGCAGACATCTGGAAAAGGGATTTTTTTTCGATCGTCCGCGACGGCTTCGTGAAGACGACTGACCTGCAGCTGTTCGCGCTCTACTGCCGGGAGCTGGCGCGGTACGAAACACTCGACGCCATCGTGGCGCAGAATAACGGTTTCTATGAAACCACCTCGAAGCACGGGACGATGCTGCGCAAACATCCCGCCGTGGAGCTGCGCGACAAGGCGCTGGCCATGGTGATGAAGATGCAGGTTGAGCTGAACCTGACCCCGAAGTCCTGGATGCAGACCGCTGCCGCGCGCGATGCCCGCCAGCTGATGCTGCCGCTGATGCCGGGCCGCGATGGCGTGAAGCAGCCGAAGCAGCAGGCGGAGGCGGACAGCGCGCCTCCGCCTTCTCCGAGCGAGACGGCGGCGGGTGCCCTGTCCTCTTTCCTGGCCGGGAATCCATCGCGCCAGGTGCATTAGGCGATGGTGGAGCCGGGCCATGCTCCCGCGCTGCGGTGCGGCGGCGATGTCGATGCCTATATCGAACAGGTCCGCATGGGCCTGATTGCCGACCGTCCGACGCGCTATTGCATCGACGTGGTGGATGGCAAGATCCCGGCGGGCAAGTTGAACAGGCTTGCCTGCCAGCGCCATCTGGACGATCTGCGCCACGGCCCGGCGCGCGGCCTGGCCTGGCATCTGGATGCGGCGGATTACGCCATCAACTTCTTTCCCCTGCTGCGGCACAGCAAGGGCGAGTGGCGCGGCCAGCCGGTCATGCTGCAACCCTGGCAGTGCTTCACGGTCGGGTCGGTCTATGGCTGGAAGCGCACCGGCGACGGGCTGCGCCGCTATGTGAAGGCGTTCGAGGAAGTGCCGAAGAAGAACGGCAAGTCCACGAAGCTGGCGGGCGTCGGCCTGTTCGCCCTGGTGGCGGACGGGGAGCAGGGTGCGGAGGTCTATGCCATCGCCACCAAGCGCGACCAGGCGCGCATCATCTTCAACGAGGCGCGCGAGATGGTGCGCACCTCACCGGAACTGAAGAGCCGCCTGCGGCCCTTTCAGAACAATATCTCGGATGAGGAAACCTATTCGAAGTTCGAGCCGCTGTCGGCGGATGACAAGACGGCGGACGGCCTCAACCCTTCCATGGCCCTGGCCGACGAGCTGCACCGGCACAAGAAGCGCGATCTGCTGAACCTTTTCGACAATGCGCTGGGTGCGCGCCGCCAGCCGATTCTGTGGATCATCACCACGGCTGGCGATGACAAGCCGGGCACACCTTACGATACCGAGCGCGAGTATGCGCGCAAGGTGCTGGAAGGTGCGCTGGAAGACGATACCTACTTCGCCTTCATCGCCTGCGCCGATATCACCGGCGCCGATGATGACGATGACTGGCGTGACGAGACAACCTGGATCAAGGCCAACCCGAATTACGGGATCAGCGTGAAGGCTGCTGATATGGCGCGCATGGCGGCCAAGGCGGCCGGCGCGCCGGATGCGCTGGCCGACTTCCTGCGCTTCCGGTTGGGGGTGCGGCAATCGGATGTGAATGCCAGCATCCGCATGGTTGACTGGAAGAGGAACACGCAAGGCCCGATCGACCTGGCGGCGCTGGCCGGCCGGCGCTGCGTCATCGGGGTGGACCTGTCGGCGAAGACCGATATCACGGCGACGGTAAAGGTCTTCCCGCCGCTGGAAGATACTGGCCGCTGGATATGGGTTTGCAAGTTCTGGATGCCGGAAGCGCGGGTTGATTTCCTCGCCGATATGGACCGGGCGCCCTATCGGCGCTGGGTCGAGGAAGGCTGGATATCGACCTGTGACGGCAACCGCATCGATTACAATGATGTGCTCGCCAGCCTGATGGCGGATTACGAAACCTATCAGGTAAGCGAGGTTACGTTCGATCCCTGGAACGCGGGCACGCTGGAAGCCGATCTGATGGATCAGGGCGTGCCGGTCAGTGAGTTCCGCCAGGGCATGTTCAGCTATTCGCACCCGACCAAGGAATTCCTGGACATGGTGCTGGACGCCAAGCTGGAGCATGGCGGCAATCCGGTGCTGCAGTTGATGGCGTCCAACCTGGTCTGCAAGACCGACGATAACAAGAACAAGATGCCGGCGAAGGGCCGCAGCCGTGGCCGGATCGACGGCATATCCGCCGGCATCATGGCGCTGGGCCGGGCGATTGCGCCGGGTGCCGAAGCGCCGAAAGGCCCGTCTGTGTACGAGGGCCGCGGCATTCTGATGGTCTGATCGAGGACAGAAAGCATGGCATTGACGAGCTGGCTGCGCGCTGCCCTTGGGATGGCCCCAAAGGCAACGGCGCAGCGCTTCGACCTGACCAATATGTCACCGGAAGATATGCGGGATTTCCTGCGCATCGGTGGCAGCATGGCAACAACTTCGGGTGTTTCCGTTACCGAATCCTCTACCATGCGCGTCGCAGCCGCCTGGCGTTGCACCCAGATCATCTGCGGCGCGGTATCCTGGATGCCGCTTGACCTGGTGATCCGGCAATCGGAGAAGGTACGCAAGCCGGCGGTCGGGCATCCGCTGCGCCATGTTCTGACGGTGCGCCCGAATACCTGGCAGACTCCGAAGGAATTCCGCCAGATGATGCAGGCGCAGATGTTGCTGCGCGGCAATGGGTACGCCCGCAAGGTTATGGCTGGCAACCGGCTGGTCGGGCTGATTCCGCTGCAC